GTGCTATTGTTCCAGTTGATTTACTTTCATCCGTGTAAATCATACCGAAGCTCGCGAAAGCTTTGGTAACGGTATTTTGGTTGAATTTCTCAGCAACATTCTTCGTGAAGTTAATGACGTTATCATCACCATAGCTGACCATAGAAACATTCTCCATAAAAGGCGGCGCTACTCCATCAAAACACCTGTAATATGCAATACGCATAGAAACAGAATTATAGAAGGAATTGAGTATTGTCGTCAATGGGTTTCCAGAGGGTTGGCTGTGAGTTAGTTGTATAAACTTATCCCCACAGAGATGTACCGAATTAAACACTTCCATTAGAAGAACTCGTCGAATCGTGGCATTCTCTTCTCCATCGTTATAGAATTTATTCGCAACATCCGCAAATCGTTCCATAATACAAGAATTGAGTGTACCATCGAAAGTTGAGAAATCTCCTGCAAACACACGTTTACCATATTTCGAAAGTTTGGTTGCAGTTCTCATCCAGTCCGGTCCAAAACAATTTGTTCCAACAGATTGTTCATTGGTGATTCTGTTTTCCATAACGTGAGCTATGAAACCCGAATAATACATACGGAAAGCCAAAAGATAATGACAGGCCCATGTGCGAAAACACGGGTCTTGTTTTGATCGACTTTCTCAATTGGTCTCCGCTCGTCTTTCAGAGTGTCAGTCCACACAGTTGGTGTTCGCTTCGAGTTCCGAGCATTTTCAATACGTGCTAGAACGAGTTGCCTCATTCCTTCATCGTAGATCCATTCATCAGTTCCAAACCAAGTTGTTTTGCCTGGAAAACCTGATTTGACATTGAATACATGAGGATATCCAGCTGAACTTTGCCGATGAATTCCAGTGATATAATCGCTATCAGGTGATCCTGATACGGCTTCTTCAAACGTTAGGACTCTAGCAAGGTATTGGCGTGTATCCCCAGATAACAGCAATGATTGTACCTCATTCACAGCTCGGTCAACTTCTGCTCTCGGAATATATGGCGTATTAATAGCACATTTCTCCACATTTTTGTGCAGTATATTGACTTGTGTGTCATAGAGCTTTGCAGGTTTCGTTGTCGGTTTCACAAATCCATGGATGGGTGAAGGTCGGATATCAGTCTTGCCAGGAGCCCGCTTAACCATGCTACAGTTCCCTAAGAAACTGAAAGTAGCAGCTGGCATATCAAGCATTTCAAT